TGATGTCGGGCTGTGGGTCTGCGAAAGTGATGATAGTGTCGGCACCGCTGTTGTAAGAAGCAACAGAGTCAACGTCGCCAGCAGAGATGGTAACGATAGGACCAGTGATGATGGTCTCTACAGGAACACAACCAGTCTGGTTGGCGATACCAAGAAGCTGGTCGCCTGTTCCGTCACCGAAGAGGATATTCCAGTCCTCAGCGAGGTAAACACGGTCGGGAAGGGTAGCGAGCAGATAAGAGCGCAGGAAGATGCGGCTCTTGAGCATGCGCTTAGAAACCTTCAGGTGAGTACCGACGCGAACGGTGGCTGCGGTAACCTCTTTCAGAGAAATGCTGCTCTCGGGGAGCTCGCCGTTCTCAGTCACATAGCGGATGTTGCGGTCTACAGAGTCAACCTGACCGAAGGTGTAGGTTGGGAACTGTGGGTCGCCCTGGAGTACAGGAAGAACGTCACGCAGGTGCAGCTTGGCAGGGTTGTACTTGCTGAAGTAGCGCTGGTCCTGCTGGCTGATGAGGATAGTGCCGGTGTAGTTGGCGGTGTCAAGACCGTTGGCGAACACGCTCACGATGTCCTTCATGCTGAAGCCGTCGAAAGAACCACTCTTGCGAGTACGGCCCTCTACGAAGTCTTGGAACTTCTCGCTGTCGAACATCTCGTTCAGCTTCTCGTCAAACTTGCTGATAGCCTTGGTGCCAGCAGTACCGGCATTGTTGGCCTTCTCAATCACGTCCATGCTCTTCTTGAGCATCTCACGCAACTCCTCGTTGTCCTTCACGATCTGTGCGAACTTCTCAGAGTCGTAACCTTTCAACTTGTCGTTGATGGCGTCAAACTGAGCAGTCATGTCTTCTTTGGTGATGTTTCCCTCGTTTGCCTTGTTGACAACGTCACACATAGCACCAAGAATGTTCTCCATGAAGCTCTTCTGCTCGGCGTCCTTGATGTTGTCAAGGTTGTAGCCGAAATCGGATTTCTTAACCTTCATAAGATGAAAAAATTTAAATGGTTAGTGTTTGTCGATTACAGCATTGAGGTTGCCAAAGAAAGTGCTGTTGGCGGCTTTCTCCTCCTGTTCCTCGTCGTCGCGAGTTTCCTCCTCGTCCTCGTCACGAGTGTCGTCTGACGGCTCGTCCTCGGTCTTCTCGGTGGTGGGAGCGGACTGCTCAAGCATGATACTCGAATTATAAACTCTACAGTAGCAGTTGGGACAGTAGGCAAATTCGGCGAGGTTCTCAAGCGACTTGGTCACCAGTTCCTCGTTGATGCCACCATCACACTTGCTCAATACAGGCTCGAGAATGGCAAGCACGGCAGCGCGGATTTCGGGCTTTAGCTTGGCCATTTCTTCACGGACAATGCCGTCGGTGAGCCAACGCAGATAGCTGTTAGCTGCGTCCAACACCTGCTGATTGAAGGTGTAGTGCTCGGCCTCGTCCCATACAAACTCTTGCCCACAATGGGGGCAAGTCACTACGACTGCGCCCTCAAGCGCCTTGTTAAGCATGTCAAGTCTCATTTCGTATTGTTTTAGTCGCTCATCCGTGTAGCGCATCTGCAATGCACGGCGGATGAACTCGATGTTTTCCCGAACAGTTGTCGGGTCATCGTTCTTGATGCCTACGAGGAACGTCTGGGGATTGCTGCCCCATGAGGTCAGCGTCGAATACTCCCACATCTTCCACTCGAGAACCTTGCGGTGGTCTTCCTTGTCGCGCTTCACGGCTTGAACACCGATGGAGTGCTCCAATGTGCGACCAGCGGCGGCATACAGCTTGTAGTCTTCCAGTGTGTCGCGCCCAATCTGCTTGTTGAGGTTGAGCTGACCCACCATGACGAGGTTGCCGTCCTTCTCTGCGCCCTCAAGGGGTACACCGAGCAACTGCGTGGTGTCGTGGTTGAGGAACCACTTCATGCGTGCAATGTTCTCTTTGAGCGTCTTGTTGAACGAGCCCGGCATTGAGATGTCATTTTGGGAGTCAACAATGCCGATGCCGTTCACGGCAACAGTGACGATACCTTTCGCCTCGTCCAAATCATTCGCCTTCGTCTTGTACAGTAGGCGTTGATAATTCTCCTTCATCTTCTTGTTTCGGTTGGGGGTTAGTGAATATTTTTACTCTCTCTATCTCGTCGGGTGTCATGTCCGTCACGAGCTTGTCGTACAACGGATTTTCCACCCGTTCATAGCCTTGCTGCGCTCTCCAGTCGTTGAGCGCAATAAGTCCCGACTCGAACTCCACCTTGCAGCGGTCAGTAATAGAGCGATGCACATCCTGCTCTTCCTTCTTGCCAGTCTGCAGGCAGTCCACATCACTGAAGTCAGCGTCGAGGTACAACCCGTCCTGATCGAGACCGAGGAAGTGGGTGAACTCTTGGCAGAACCTCTGCACCAAAGGAATGATGACCGAGGAGTACACAGCCTTCTCGGCATTCGCCTGGTTGGAATAGGTGGACTGGTCCTTTCGGGGTATCAACACGGGGGGGATGCCGTATATGCCGGCGATTATCACGGCGTCTGCCAGCGTCTCATCGAACGGCTGGAGGTCGCTGATGGAAAGGTTCGTGCGGATGAACGACAGGGGAGCGTCAGAAATACCGTAAGGGTACTTGCCTCTCTCAAGACCATACATCTCGTTGGCTTGGTTGAGTATCTCCTTCTTCTCGTCGGGGGTCAATGCCCTGGAACCCATCTCGTCATGTGCGTTGCTCACGAGCCAGCCGAGACCGCCTCGCTTGACGTAGATGACGTTACGAGCCTCGTACACTGCGATGAGGTTGCTTATCGCCTTGAGCACCGCCATAAGACGGCTCTTCGCTGTCAGTGGGTCGCCGTTGTAGAAACCGAAAGCGTCATCCACATCGTGGAACACACACTGGGGTGGTATCGCACGGTGAGTGAACGTGCCGTAGTCGTGGTAATAGCAGTCAACCACGTCCTCTATCTCGCTCACTCCGTAGATGTCGCCCATCGGCAACTTGTACTCTATCGACACATACGGCTCTTCCAGGCACACATAGCGGTCACACCACTTGTAGAGAGTAGTGGTACCAGCGAACGCGTCACTCATGGCAGCCTTGATGTAGGAGTTGCCGGTGACGAGCTTGTAAGCGAAGTGCTTCCAAAGGGTGCGGTACCAAGTCTCGAAGGCATTAGGCTTGACGAGCATCTTGTTGATGGTCTCGTTGTCCCATACCACGCTGTCGTCCTTGAACTTCTTGAGCAGGTATTTGGCACCTGCCGCACGGCTGGCGATGTAGTTCACCGGCCATGCCACCTCGGGAACCGAGTTGAACAGCGCCACAAAGTTTGCGTTGGCCACAAACGGCGTGGCGACAATCTCACGCATCAGCTGTGCTTTTGACACACCGCTGGCGTTAACCGTCTGCACGCCCTGTACTGGCGTTGCGCTCTTTGTGATGAAACCTAATGTTTTAAGTATGCCCATTGTGCCTGTTTTCGTGTTGAACAAGCACAAAAGTATATACAAAAAAAAGTGGTTTCCCAAAACCCTGAAATCTTGAGAAACCATTTAGGTGGAAATATGCGCCATTTTGCGCTTAATCTGCTGATTTATACGGCAAAACTATGTTTGAAATTATTTTGCTCTCGTAATCACTTCACGAGTCTGAGGTTCTGCGTGGTGCATGGGAAAACATATGGATAAGCGAGCTTGCGGACGTATTTGGCATGGATGTTCGGTGTGCAGATGGCAAGTCCCAAACGAGTGTCATAGTAGAGGAAGGTCCTTTTAACCCAATTTCTGTATCTCGTGTTCTGTGATGTGACAATCACCTCGTCGCCGTAGTGAATGTAGTGACTGCCTCGCTTGATGACGAAGGACTTGAATTGCAACCAGAACTTGTCATCACTGTAGAGCTCGGTCACGTCGGTGTCATTGTCATCATCATAGTGCCAAATGTGATAGACAGCAATGTCTTCAAGTTCGCCGACCTCGAGGTGATAGGCATACTCAGTCCCGAAAGCGTGGTCAAAGGAGTCATCAATGAGTTCCACGTTGAAGGTGGCCTCAAGGTCAACCACGAAGTCGTCAATCTCAATCTCCATTGCACAGGTCTTCTCGTCCTCGTTCTCGGGGTCGAACTCATAGTCCATAATCTCGTCGTATAGTCTCTTATAGAAATCGCTTGGCAGCTTAATTGAATTTTTCATAATCTTAAAAATTAAATGTTTGACTTGTAGTTTTTGTTATACTGTAAAGTTAATACATTTTGCACAAAGTCGGTTCATTTTTTTGCCGTTTTTTATCGCCTTAACTTTTGCTAACTTATTGATAATCATCCGTGCTTACACTCCCCGAATGATGATGCGAGCAAGCCCCGAGAGAACCGCCGAGGCTGCCGACTGGTCTGCCGT